GATGGGCAGAGAAGATGTTTTGGTGTAATGGTTGAGGGGAATGTTCAGAACAGTTCGGGCAAATCCGGGCAGCTGCGCCAGAGCATTGCCGGCACGCGTCAGGAAATTATCGCGCCGGTGGTCTGGATTGGGTCCCAGCAGATTAACGTGGCACAGCTGGTGCTGGATACTGTCGCACTGGTGCAGCAGCTGGCCGAACAGCTGGCCAGCCACACGCCCCCGGATACTGGCCAGCCTACGAACAGCAGCGCCATTGCGCAGAGTGGGCAGCAGGAAATACTCACCCGTCATAGGCCAGTAAGCCCCCACAACCCGTTACCGCAGCGGGTTTTATATTACCCGTCACCAGACCGCATCAGACGCACGCAGCGCCGCGCACCGGCGCGACCATCGCCCCGCAGAACCATCAGGAGATCGTGCGCAGAGCGCGCGGTTGGCTGCGCCACAGCCCCGGAAAAATAATTGCTCCGCAGAAAAAATCGGCGCTACACCGCACCCGCCTGCGAGTTTTGCATCATAAAAATTTTTCAGTTTTATTTTTCTACAAACCGGACCGCCGCGCCGCTGCTGGCTTTCTGCGAGAGTTCGCCAACTGAAAAGAGTGAAAAGATTTTCAGTGTTTTCAGTTTATGGGATCGAATGAGGATCTAATTGTGTTATTAAGTGATTGAATAATTTGAAATATATTTTTTATGTTCTTGTAAGGATCAATTCTTGAGTGATGGTGTAGTAAAAGAAAAACCCGCTATGCCAGAGTTGGCGCTGGTTCATAGAAAGTAAGCTACATTTCAACACTGAAAAAACTGAATTCAAAGCTTAGAAACTAACTAAAATGATTGGGTATTGTCATTAGAATCGTGGCTTTGATTCTCTACCCACTCTGGATGTTCATGGTTCATTTTTTCATTGATGACATTCTTAGTATCAGGTGATGTCAAAATAAAGATCTCAAATAAAATATTATTTATTTCAACTTTGACATGTGCCTCCGAGTCTAGAAAATCATCGGTTATATAGGACCATTTGTGTTTTATTAAAGGGGCTTCTGGATGTTGTGTCTTAACTATCCCGATTTGTTTATAAATCCAATTAATTGCACTGTTGTTAGTCGGGATGTAAACTTGGTTCCCACTGTAATCAAATGGCCCAACGTCATAAGTATTTTGAGTGTTTCCATCATAAACCTTAACATAACATTTCTGTGCCATTATTATTTCCTGTTAACCAATGTATCGTACTTGCATTCCATTATATAATGGCCATTCTTTTATTAAATCATTAAGCAATTTTTGAATGTGCGTATTATCATTCGATGCTGCCTTTCCAACATAATCATTTCCTATTTGGAATGTTTCATATCGCATAGCCATGGATGGGGTATTTTTTTCAAACCCAATAGGTGAAATGCCATTTATTTGTGTAACGCTCACATCGCCTGCTTTAGATACCCAAAGAATATGATGGCCAGCATTATCATTGCATATAGATAAAATTTGCGAAAGTTGAGCGGTAGTAGGGTTATTGTTTAAATTCATAAAAAAACCTTCTTCAATGATGTTTTAATATTAAATTAGCTTGTACCCGTATTCATTATCATTACTCAACGAGCACTTAGCAACTTCAAAATTTCATTAAAACTGTACATTTATACACATGCGAGAATGTAAACGTCTCAGGCTGAAGGCATTTTTTTATGTAAGGCTTGAAGAAAAGCTCAAGTGCGGAATTATTAGAAGCGGAACATTTGTACTGGTTCGGCGGGACTGGCTGAAAAGTCATGCGACACTTTTGCCACACCTTAGCGATTTCAGGTATGTAAAACTGCGTCGTTAGCCATGAAAACAATTGAAATTAAGAGAAATTTTGGTGGCCCCTGCTGGGTTTGAACCAGCGACCAAGCGATTATGAGTCCCAATTCGAAGTGAGTGAAATCAGTAACTTACTGATTTTTATGTTTTCTTTAGGCCGAATAGTGATGAAAAGTGGCACATAGCGTTGCGCTCTGCTGCCACTTTGCTGCCAATTCGTAACCAAGAAATCACTTGTATCATCATGCTTTATAAGTAAAAGAGGCAAGCTACATCTTTTTATCATTTTGGGGAAGTTGGGGTTAAGCAAGAGGCTGCCATGTTTATCCCACTGAGACTATAAATTCACTCATCTTCATCATCTAAGTCTTCATCATCTAATTCGTAATCATAAGGGTAAAGAACTACCTCATCTTCAGGTATTACTGCCTCGCATTCTGCAAGCTTATTAGCATCAAAAAACTTCGTTGCCATTACTGAGTTTTTAAAATTTCTATCTGTAATCCACTCTGAGTTCCATATTTCTTTGTGAGGTTTTCTATATACCCCAGAAACAATTGAACAAAGTGGTTCATCGTAAGTTATACTTTTTTTAATATGATAAGAAATACGCTGCAGCCAGATGTCTAAGATACCTGTGCCTAATATCGCAGAGAATTTATCTTTGACTTTCTCAAGCAAATCTGTCTTTTCATCATTATCTTCGACAAATTTAAGAGTGTTACTCAAAACTAATGCGCAAGAAGCAAATGTCCTAGGGTTATTAAGCATCATATCAGCAATGATACTAACAATTGGACGCACATCTTCGTTTAATTTATTCATTCTTTCTAAGCGTTTATTGATCTTTGAAAGATATTTATCTAGTTGTCCAGAGTTTTTATGTTTTCTAGAGAAAATAGCGAGTTTCAACAGAGTCTTTTGAATTGTTGTCGCGTAAACATTTTTTCCGAATTGCATCAAGGCATCTTGTTTATCTGGCTTCATTGAATTGAATATTACATCTTCTGAAAGAGATGTTTTAGACGCATTTAAATGCAAACCTAATCCTTGAAGGATGACAGTTAGATGTCTTGCTAATGCCTCAGCATCTTCCTTGCTATTGGTAAAAACTCTGTAGTCATCTCGGTATCGGATAATATGGTAGTCAGTTATATCTTCTTCTTCTAGTTTTTCTCCCAATAACTCATCTGCATAACCAAGCACGATCTCAGCGATAAAGTCCATAGGAGCAGAGCCTTGGGGTATGCCGTTTGTTTGCCCCCAACGCATTTGGCGTAAAGCATGATCTATTTTATTACCAAGATTATCATTTACACCTCTTGCCTCCTTGGATTCTTCTTTGGTATGAATTGCCCAGGGAATAGAGTGTGTATAAATTGAAGGGTAAAAGTTAGCTATATCTGTAGTGAAAAGATATTTAAATTCGAGAGCCTTATTGATTGACTCTTGCTCGACATCGCGCCACCATCCATTAACAGTTTCGGCAGTGTCTGAAACATCAGTGTCATCCGACTCTCTAGGTAAACTCGCACACACTATCTTTTTATTCTCTTGAAATTCACTAAACCTTTCTACCAACAGATTCCACTCATCTTCCTCAGTTATTTTATGAACGAGGTGAACGTAAATAGCTGGGTGGATTAATTCAAGTGGTCGCCAAGAGTAATGACCATCTTTGTTTGTTTGTAATGTATAATTAACATTTTCAAAATCGCATGCTTTACGGTAACCAATATCACTAATACCATTCTGCTTTTGGTCAAGTGCATCGCTTACAGCTTGAAGTAGAGGCTCAAAATTAAAATAAATAGGAAGAGGGAAACTGCAGTAACTATGATGTTTTAGAAAGTATGCTCTGGCATCATTTGCTGCCATATCGGTTATTAATGTCATGTTTGAAATCTCAATTATTTATCTAAGGTATTGTTTATTAGTATCTAATGTAAAATTTTCAAATGCGATTTAGAGGGTTGAGTAACATCGCCTCGGACAAATGGTCCGGTGCAAAGTGGGCATATCTCATCGTCACTTTAATATCCGTATGCCCCAATATCCGCTGTAGAACGAGAATATTGCCACCATTCATCATGAAGTGAGATGCGAAGGTGTGGCGCAAAACATGCGTAAGCTGCCCAGCAGGTGTCTCAATACCGGCGCGTTGCATAGCCTTTCTGAAAGCTGAGTAGCATGGTTTAAAAAGTAACTGTGCTTTTCTGCTCGATGGCATTTCAGCCTGTAATTTTTCAGTTATCGGCACCGCGCGGTTTTTCTTGCCTTTAGTTTTCACGTAGATGATCTGACCGGCGCGGATTTGATTCCCCTTTAAGCTTTCGGCCTCACTCCATCGTGCGCCAGTTGCCAAGCAGATTTTCACAATGGTCGTCAGGTCTTTGGAGCGGCTGTTCTCACATTCGGCGAGGAGTGTTCTAATTTCCTCAATAGTGAGATACGACATCTCCGACTCACTGATTTTAAACTCGCGCACATTCTCAAGCGGATTGGGCGCACTCCATTCATCCAACCTGCGCAGCTCGTTAAACATCGCCCGGAAGTAAGCCAGCTCTAAATTAACCGTGCGCGGCGTAACCGTCTTCACGCGAGTAGAGCGGGTGATCTTCCCGCTTAACCGCTGCTCACGATAAGACGCAAAAATTTTCGCGTTAAACTCGGTAGCCAGTGGGTTTCCCATTGCCTCGCAGGCGAACGCCATCGTGGTTCGCCGCTTCTCGCCATCCGCCAACGTGATGCCATGTGTGTTGAACCACAATTCAACTAGCTCAATTACCCGGCGCTTATCTGTTTTCTCTCCCAGCCAAGGCTTGTCCTGAGCCTGGTCTTTTACGAACTTCTCAAAAGATTGCGCTTCGCCTTTGGTGGCGAACTGGCGGCGAATCCTTTTGCCTTCGCGGCCGTTCGGGAAAACCTGCGCTTGCCACTTTCCGTTGGGTAATTTGCTTATCGCCATGCTTAGCCTTTAGAGATATTCAGTACGTGCAACGACTCTACCTAACACTTTGATGTCGTCTGCTTTGCATTCAAACGATGCCTTGCCATTCTCGACGCGAATGCGTCCACCGGGAAAACGGTACAACTCTTTAACGCTGATCAGGTTATCAATCTCAATAAGCCACAGCCCGTCGGTGATTTCAGCGTCGGTCATATCAACCAAGTAATTCTGTTTCTCGAAATGTACTAATTGAGGGGCTTTAACATCACTTGGTAAGAGCTGAGAGTCATAATCAACCCAATCTGATGATGAGAAATTCCCATTTGTGATTTTTTTGAGTTCGATTTTGGTTGGTGCTTCATCTTGCTTTGTGATGTTCGAATCGCCGCGGCCATAGGTCAGCCACTCCAGTGAAGTGCCAGTTTCCATCGAACAAATCAGAACCCAATCAGCAGGAAAGTTCCCACGCATTATGCGGTTAGCCATCGTGCTCTGTGATACGTCTAGATGGCGGCACAGCGCCTGGCGGGATGAAAAGCCATAAGCTTGAACAATACGCTCAATGGG